ATCCCTTGCAGGAGAAGCGTTGTGACGTTGTTACGTTTATTTCTAATAAAAGAGAGAGAGAGAGAGAGAGAGAGAGAGAGAGAGAGAGAGAGAGAGAGAGGGTGTAATTCGAAATGACCGTCACAAACGTCACAAACGTCACATCCCTTGCTATGACAGGGATCTTGAGCGTCACATTACCGTAACGCAAAAGCTCAAAACGTCACAACCGTTGCAGCACAAGGGGTCTGAAGGATTCGCCATTCTTACCACTGGATCGGATCCCTTGCTATGACTTGAGTCTTACTTTGCGTCTCAATTAAGACAATCAATCCAAGATGTCAATTGGCAGCAAAGTGCAGCGCACCGACCCCATGCCCGGAAATCGAATAGGCGAAGGTGACGGTTGAGCATTTGGCACACGCCTAAGGGATTGGCGATAGGCGTTGCCGCTCCATGGTGTGTCCTTTAGAAGGGCCTGCAGGTTGCTGTGACTGTTGGCAATGGCTAGCTGACCCTCGTGGATCTTCATGCCATAGCGGGCTAGGACAACTGCTGGATCATCCGAGCCATCACGCATTGGTGTGACGCTCATAACGCCACGCCTAGCCATGCCAATCAATTCACGCATGGTGATTTTGCGGCTATCAACGAGGACCATGGCATTGAGAATGAAGTTGAGGCACTTAATTTCATCAGCCTCGCTGGGGTCGCTGCTTTGCAGCTCCCAGTTCATGCTTTGAATCCATTGCTGCGCATCTTTAAGGGTTAGCAGGTCGCCACCGCCAGGAGACAGGGACCATGCGCCAGCCAAGAGGGTGCCGTATTGATCGCCATAGCGTTGGCCAAATTCCATGGCCAGCGCACTTGCGATAATGCGCGCATTAGCTCGGATGGTTGGGATGTTAATGACCGTCCTAGCGATCAAGCGCCGACCGTTTTGAAGTGTTGCAACATTGAGAATGCGTTGTTCAAAGTCAGTCCAGTCGTCTTTTGAGATGGGGTCGCGACGTAAACCAAGAACGCAAAAACGATCAATGTCAGCCTTTTGGATCAAATTGACATTGATTGATGAAACGCAGAACATGCTGCGGATCTCGAAGCTATTGGCACCGCCTGAGGTTGTGCCTTTATAGATTTTGCCTCCCTCTGAACTGGCGATTCGAGCAAGCGAAAGAATGTTTTGAACGATCTGCTTATCGCGCTGTTCGTTCTGTTCAAACTCATCAAAGACAACTGGTATGGCATCCGATTTCAGGGTGCCACGAAGGCCAGCCTCGGTGGTGCCACCAGTAGCTGCTTGATAAATGCCACCTAACAAAGGGCGCATGAAGTGCTTGAGGATCGTAGTTTTGCCAGTTCCGGCTCCACCTGTGATCCAGACATGAGGACGCCAATCAAGCGCGCCGCAGACCGGGGCAAGCACAGTCCAACCAAGAAGGAAATAGGCAGAGGCTGGGATGTCCCATCTGAAGTGCTTGGCAATATTCAGCAGCTCTAGGGCGGATTCATCATCAAGCGGATCCTCCGCTGGTCCGGTTAAGCATTTTGAGTGTTCATAAAAGTAATAAGAAGACGGTGGCGCATCAATCTGATGCAGGGCATGAACGCCGTTTTCTTCAATGACAGACAAACGATTGCCAAGGTGAAGGATGACTCGATTCGCGTCAAACCATGCGCCGCGGCCACGAATGCGATCGGAATCAAAGACACCATTCTTGAAGCAGGCCGAGATGAGGGAGTCAGCGGCACGCTCCGCATCGAAGGAGCTACCTTTAGAAAATGCGGTACGCCACCAGCCAAGTGGCGCAAGGTTGAGAAAATTCAGTTTCGTATGGCCTGAAGCCATCAGCTCAATCACTTGCCCACCATCGCGAGGCAGATAGAAGTAGCTGCCACGGTCATAGCCCAAACATTTGAAAGGCCATTGGTCTGACTCTGCATCGTCAGGCTCTGGCTCGGCCAACAGTTCAGGCTGTTCTGGGTCCAACTCCAAAGGTGCGGACAGGTTGGCCTTGAGGTAAGCGAGTGCCTCGTCTGTGGTCCAAGTGGTATCAGCAAGATCCCAGCCTTCGGGCGCATCGGGTGGCAGGGTGACGATTTGCACGCGATCAACAGGAAGGCGCAGCAGCTTTTGAGCCAGCTTGTCCATGGCGTCTTGGCCAACCTGGTCGGCATCAGGCCAGAGAATGACGCGGCGACCTTTAAGGGGTGACCAATCGGCTTGGTTAATTGCCTTGCAACCTGATGGCCAAGTAGTGGCCACGGCCTTCGGGTATAGCTTGGCCGCGGCATCGGCCGCCTTCTCACCCTCAACGATCAAAACCGTGCCGGCGCGAACGCGAAGCTGATCGAGGTTGAGCAGCGGTCGCGGTGCTGGCGGTGCTTTCCATTCCCAGCGGCTGCCAGACCACCAGAGCGGGCGAATCTTCTTGCCGGGGAAGCGGCAGACGAGAAAGGTGGGGCTGTAACGCCAAAACTGCTCAGCGCCGCAGGTTGGCGGCTTGTCAATCGACTGGCCGGGCTTGACTGACGGGGCGATGCCTAAATGCTGCTCAATGCGATCGGCTGCGTCTTTAAAGTTCCAGCCGGTTATGCGGAGAAGCAGGTCCATGCCGTTGCCAGCACCGCCGCGGCCATCTTTGCCGCCACATTGATTGCAAAACCATGAGCCGCTGCCGTCCTGATCATCGAAGCGGTATCGATCTTCGCCACCGCATAGCGGGCATGGCTGATGCTTGTTCGTGAGCTGGTCGCGGCTGAGGCCGCCAAGGGCGCCAAGAATTGCCGGCCATTGGCCGTTGGCAAGATCTGTGATTTTGTTCATTTGGCTAGCCGACCTTTTTCAATACGACGGAGACGATCTGGCCAATTCTTGGCGGCATGAAACAGCAACTGACGCTGGTAGTCGTCGTGAGCGACTGTCCAATTAACAGGCTCTCCAGTGAAAGCGTAGTAAAGGAGGCCGTCTGTCAACCAATGGTCAAGCTCTGCAAGAAATCGATCCTTGACGGTGTTTGGCTTCACGCCTTGACCTCTTGCATAGTTTTGGCGATCAACTGGCGAAGGTAGCCAGATCGCGAAATGAGGGCACCGGACGCTTGCTGGTCGAGCCAAGCAATCTGATCTGTGGGCAGATCGAGCGTGATGGTGCGGCGCTGTTGGCGCGTAGATTGCATGGAATGCGCTGGGGTATCGCTTGGCAGATCATAGCGATTTCATATGGCCGGTGCAATGTTCTCAATAATTTCATTTGCGTCTTGAACTGAGCGGGCAATGCCTGCGAGGCCGCCACGACTGCGCACCATTTCAAGCCAATTGCGCTGCTCTGGCGTTGCTCGTCCCGTGGGCGTCTTGATTTCGAGGCTGGTAAACACTGCCATTTGGCGGCCAACCATGTCAGGAGTGATGGTGACAGTTCGCAGGCCGATGAGGTCAGCGGATCCCTTGGCTAACCCAAATTGAATTGGGCGACCCGTGCGTGGGTCGGGCAGGCTGCCGGTGTTGTTTCGGAACAGTCGCAGGTCCGAACGCGTGCCAAGTGCCAACCGTATCTGCTGCTGGATAACGGTTTCTGGATTTGCCACTGATGCGTTGATCGGTTGTGCGCCATTATCTTGACGCAATTTCGCTTGATGCTGGAAGCCACCGCGGCTTTCGTTGTCTCATGATCATGTAAGGCCAGCCCGGCTTGTAGCCAAATTCTTTTCTTAAAACCTCAAGCTCCTCAAATGTGCGGGCCGCTGCGATTCGTCTTTGCCGTAAATGCTTATTGGCAAAACTAACGTTTTTTACTTCTATTAAATCAATTTTTTTTATAGGTTTGTATTCTGTAACGGCTTCTTTTGACGGAAAAACATAACCACATTCGACACAGCATTTGTGGCTTGATGACATAACCGCAAAGCATTTCGGACATTCGCGAACCGACTCCGCTTCTTCTTGGCCTTTGTCGGTTCCGCGAAGAGTAAAAGCTCGTTCCGCATCTGGCATTCCATGATTCAATATATTGCCAACGCAGTCGATAAGAAGCGCATGATCTTTGTTTTTTGCGATACGCAAAGCACGGCCAACTTGCTGCAGATAAAGCGCTTCCGAATCGGTCGGCCTCAACATGATTGCCGCAGCAACGGCAGGAATGTCCGTACCTTCTGAAATGACATTGCAGCTTGTTAAAACTTCAAGATTGCCCGATCCAAGATCATCAATCCTTTGCTTTCTAAGTTGGTGGTTGAGTTTGCCGGACAAGTGCTCCGCTTTAAAGCCAGCATTCTTGAAAAGTGAAGCGACAAATTGGCTGTGAGCAATGGTGCAGCAAAAGACAATGGCCGGCTTGCCTGGACAGTGCCGTTTGTATTCAAGTACAGCGTCGCCATTGACTTTGCTTTTCTCCATCAACTCGGCGGCCTCTGACATTTTAAAATCGCCGCCGCTCAGGCCAATTGCTTTGCGGTCCAGCTTGGTTGGAATGCTGAAACATTTTGAAGGTGAAAGAAACCCGGCCTCGGTCAATTGCTTGATTGATGGGCCCAATATCAATGCGTCGAAAATATCATTAAGGCCCTTCCCGTCCAATCTCATTGGCGTTGCGGTGACGCCTAGCAGCTTTGAATTTGGAAATCTGTCAACAATTTTTGCCCATAATCCAGCGACTGCGTGATGCGCCTCGTCAATAATTATCAAGTCCGGGTCGTGTTTTATTTGCTTGAGCCTTCTGGCTAGTGTCTGGACCGAGGCAACCTGCACCGGCTTTGTATCCATTGGATAGCCGGCTGCTATGACGCCATGGTCCAATTCAAGAGATTGAAGCGTCGCGCTTGTTTGCTGCACAAGTTCTCGACGATGCACCAAGATCAAAACGCGTTTACCTTTCTGGGCGGCGCTTTGAGCGATGTAACTAAAAATGACGGTCTTGCCTCCGCCGGTCGGCAGGCAAAGCAAGGGAGCGCGCTTGCCAGCGGCAAAAGCGCTGCGCAAGGCGTCAACGGCCTGCTGCTGGTAGTCTCGAAGCTGCATACGGTTGCATCTGCTGGCATCATGCTATAGGATACCGCAAGTCGCCACGGTTTATGGAGAACGCCGACTATCACCGCCACTCAGCGGTTTCAAAGAGTCACCTCGATCAGATCGCCAAGAGCCCACTGCATTACTGGGCGCGGTACCTGGACCCCAACCGCGTCGCACCAGAGCCCACGCCAGCCATGGCCATCGGCTCTGCCGTCCACACCCACGTCCTAGAGCTGGACCAGTGGGACGCGCGCTATGTGATGGCGCCTGAAGGCATCGACCGCCGCACCAAGCAAGGGAAGGCGGAATGGGAAGCGTTCAGCACGGCAGCCACAGGCCGTACGGTGATTTCCCGTACCGACGCCGATCAGGTGATGCGGATGGGTCACGCGGTCTTTGCGCACCCGGCCGCGGCCATGCTGCTCAAACAGCTGCCAGGCAAGGCCGAGACCACATGGATGTGGACCGATGAAGCCACCGGGCTGCAGTGCAAGTGCCGGCCGGACTGGTTGACCGATGACCGCAGCCTGATCATCGACCTGAAGACCACCGAAGATGCGAGCGTGGCGGGGTTCCGCAAGTCGATCGGCAATTTTCGGTATTTCGTGCAGGCGGCCTGGTACCTGGACGGCATCGAGAAGGCCACCGGCACCCGGCCTGATCAGTTCATCTTTGTCGTGGTCGAAAAGCGTGCCCCGTACGCCTGCGCCGTGTACGCCGCCGATGCCGAGATGATCGCGGCCGGTGCTGCTGCTGCCGCGCGCGACCTGGAGGTGCTTGCCACCTGCAGGCAGGCAAACGCTTGGCCGGGTTACAGCGACCAGATCGAAACCATCAGCCTGCCGCCTTGGATGCGGCCCAAGGCTGACGGCACCATGCCCACCACCACCGAGATTGAGACCTACTGATGACCGACAGCACAGCACTAACAACCACGCAGGCGGGAGTGTTCTCTGGCATCCAAGCATTCGAAGACGCCCAGCGGATCGCCAAGGCGCTGGCCAGCAGCACGTTGATCCCGCAGCAGTTCCAAGGGCAGGCGGGTTACGCCAACTGCCTAGTGGCGCTGAACATCAGCCGGCGGATGGGCATGGATCCGCTGATGGTGATGCAGAACCTGCACATCATCCACGGCCGGCCGAGCTGGTCCAGCCAGTTCATCATTGGCCTGATCAACGGTTGCGGGCGCTTCAGCCCGCTGCGCTACGACATCACCGGCAAGGGCGACACGCTGGCCTGCACCGCAGTGGCCACCGAGCTGAAAACCGGCGAGGAGCTGCGCGGGCCAGAGGTCACGATGGCAATGGCCAAGCGTGAAGGCTGGGCGACCAAAAGCGGCAGCAAGTGGCAGACAATGCCGGACCTGATGATCCGCTACCGGGCCGCTGCCTTTTGGGGGCGTCTCTACATTCCCGAACTGCTGGTCGGCATTCAAACCCAAGAGGAGGTGCTTGACATTGAGCCGGTGACGGTCAGCAGCGAACCGCCCAAAGTGGAGCTGGCTGACCTAAACAAGAAGATTCAGGTCACGCCGGTTGAGGAGGTGCCGACTGATGGCGACGACATCTTCTGAGTTCTTGACCGATCTCGAGTTAGCTGATCGCTGGCACATGCACCGCCAAACCTTGATCAGTTGGCGATCGGCTGGCACCGGCCCAGCATTTGTGCGCATCGGTCGGCGCGTGCTCTATCCCCTGGCCGAGGTGGAGCAATACGAAAAGGCCAACACCATCACACACGACCAACCATGACTTTCAAAAGCAAAGGCGCCATCTTCAAGAACACGCCAGAGAAACTGCAGCAGCGGCTTGGCGATCGCTATGACGCCGGAAAGAAGTATCCCGATGTCGATGGCGTGTTTGGCATCAAAGAGGAAGACCGAATGGCGTTTGCCAGCTACATCATGAACGCGACGCCCAATGACAAGGGCGAAATTCCCGTTCGGATCACTGGCTACAACAACACCAGCCAGAGCGGCGTGAAGTATCTGGGGCTCACGATCGAGCCAGACTTCAAGACTCAAAAGGTGATCGACGACAAGCTGGCAGCAGCTGGCGCCGCTCAGAGCCTGGCCAAGGCAACCGACGGGGAAGTGGTCGCCATGAACGAGGAAGACCTGTTCTAGGTCACATCAGTTCAAGCTCCAGGCGGGCGATCTCATTGACCGCTGCTTGGAGCAGTTCCTGTTGGTAACAGGTCTGGCGCAGGAGAAGTGCTGCAAGTTTGCCGGCGTCTCCGGTGGCCTGCAGCGCTCGGCACTGGGCTTCCAGTTGAAAGGCTTTCTCAGGCGGGATTTCCACCGCCATCCACTGACCAAAGTTCACTTGTTCGGGGCAGGTTGCCCCATGTTGCCCATGAACTGCCCCAAGTGCAGCCACAGCCGCCACCGAGCGGCGGTGACGAACAGCCACCCGGACGACCAGATTGTGCGCAAGCGGGTCTGCGAGGCGTGCGGGCACGCGTGGTTCACGGTTGAGGTGATGGTGCCCAACTATGCGGTGGGCTGGAGTGCTGCGCATAAAAGGAAGCCGGTGCTGCGTGTGCCGATGGAGCTGACGGCTGGGGGCACGCGGGTGCGGGTGAAGCATCAGGAGGCAAAAGACCGACTGGCATTGCTGCGCGAAGCAAACGAGAGGCGGTCGCGGGAAGCTGATCGCAGCCACATGAACAAATGTCACACGGGGGATGATGCACTGCCCGCGGTGCAGCATACTTAGGTCACCGGAGGCAAACGGCCCTCCACTCGGCAGCCCAGAGGCTGCGCTTCAGATGACGATCTCCGCCCTCCAGCTCAAGGCCACGGCCCTCGAAACTGGCACCACCATGTTTCACGATGGCCTGACTGTTACGCCTGAGGGCATGTACGTCATCTGCGGCCGCCGCTGCAGCCTGAACGAGGCGATCGTCTACCTCGGCAACCGAGCTGTGACCCGCGCTAAGGCGGCCGCCTAAGCCCTCCGGGGCTCCCACCACCACCCACAACACCATGATCACCAACCCTTGGATTAACCGCATCACCGTTTTGGTGGTGATGTTCGCCGTCTACGCCGCTGGTTATGCCGGTGGCCGTGACCAAGCCACGCTGGCGCATCACCAGCATCCTGCTTGCCACACCAACCTCAAGCCATGACCACCCCCAGAATCCGCCGCTTCTACTTCCAGATCCGCTCGGCCAACGTGATCGAATGCATCTGGGCGCACAGCCTGACAGAAGCCAAAGCCAAGGCCGCCATCACTTGGATGCCTTGGTGGCAAGAGCTGGAATGGCTCAACCCTGAAACCGTTACCGATCCATCTATTTATGTCTGACACGAGCACCGGCGCGATGCTGCCGTTCCAGTGGATCGAAGAGCCACCCACCAGCCGCCACGGTGACGGCATCAGCCGGCCGCGGCCCAAGACCCGAACGCGGGAGTACCGGCTGCTGGTGTACAAGCCCGGCGCCCAGCCGATGACCTGGATCACCCGCGCCGAAACCAAGCGCGCCGCCATCAAGTACGCCGAAGCCCGCTGGCCTAGCGCCACCGTGGAGGTGGCGTGATGACTGATTACAAAGCAACGCCCGATCAGTGGAATCAAGTTCAGAAATGCGCCGATGTAATTGGCAGCTCTGATTGCTCTGCAATCCTTGAACTTCGCGCCAGGATCGAGGTACTAGAGGATGCAGCTCACAAGCACATCGTCGAAACCAGTGCCAACATCTTGGCCTTGGCGGGCCGAGTCGAGTCGTTGGAAGCTGTCGAACGCCAAGCATCAAAGGTCCACCAAATCAGCAAACCGCTAAAACTCACAGCAAAACAACAGGAGGAGTTAAACGCATTGCTACGACCTAGCTCCAAGCCAACTCCTAATCCACGCCAAATTAGAAGTTCGCTGGTGGACCGCGTGGCGCTTGCTATTAGCGGAATTGAGTACGGCTTGGAACGGGATGAGGAAGCCGTCAACTGGGCATCTGAAGCCCGCGCCGCGATCCGCGAGGTGGCGGTGTGGTTGCGGGGGCAGCATGACGGCGACCTGGTGGCAGCGACCGTGCTTGAGCGGGAGGCCGGGCAATGACTGATTACAAGCCCGTGCCATTGGACACCCTTGAAAACCGCCTAGGCAATGCTCTTGGCTTGGCCATTGCCATGATTCGCAAGCCCGAAACCATCGACAACAAAATCATGACTCAGATCGAAGCGCCATTTGGAGAGTGGTGCGACGCCCTCGTTGACGGAGGGCTGCTTGATGACTGACCTCTCCCCCGCCGCTTGGGCAGTGCTCTGCGCCTACAGAGACTTCTCCTGGACGCCCGACGAGGAAGACAACAGCAGGTACTACAAGTTTTCACACAAGGCTGGCATGGCCGCCGCTCTGCGGGCTGCTGCTGATCAGGTGGTGCCGTCTAATGCTTTGTACGCCAGGAGTTGTTGCGAGTTTGTAGGTGAACAGTGTCGCGCCCAATTCCTCGCCATTGCCGACGAACTGGAGATCGCCTGATGGATCACATCCGCGCCAAACTGGAAGCCCTGATCAGCGACTCCGGCATGTTTAACGCCGGCCAGCAGGAGGAACGCTTGCGGCTGGTCACATTGCTTCGCGCTCGCCTTGATCAGTTGGCCAACCTGCCATGTCACCCGCACATCTCAGCACGCCGCGAGGAGTTGCTGAACATCCTTCAATGCTTGACTCATCCATGAACCGCGTTCAACTTGACCAGCAGCGCGCCGATATGCTCGACGCGCTCTACGTTGCCAGCGGCCGCACTAACGGGCTCTACACCGGCCTTTGGGAGGAGTTCTGCCGCGACATTGCGGCCAGCTTCCGCGACACCGCCTACGCCGAGCTGCACGCCGCTTGCGTGATGGCCATCGGTGACGCGGAAAGCCACCTAGCAGAGAAGCACGCACAGCAGTGCATCGCCGTCTGCCGTCGGTTTCTGCTCGGCAGCCGATGGTCCTGAGTGATCGCCGCCCCAAGGGCAAGGGCCGAAATTTCACGGTCAACATCAGGATGAGCCGTGAGGAGATCGAGCAAGCGCGTGAACTTGGAAGTGGCAACGTGTCCATGGGCTTTCGATGGGCATTGCGCTATGCCAGCGACCGCAAAATGAAACCCGTGACACTTACCACACTGCTCCGATCGGCAGCAGTGCTGGCCAGCGAACTCGAAGCTAAAAAGCGATGACCGACAACATCAACCACCCACCGCACTATCGCCAAGGCAAGATCGAGTGCATTGACGCAATCGAGGCCGCACTGACGCCGGAAGAATTTGCCGGCTACTGCAAAGGCAATGTGCTCAAGTATGTCTGGCGTGAACGGCACAAGGCCGGCGGTGATTCATTGGCAAAGGCGGAGTGGTATCTGCGTCGTTTACTCGCCAAACTGGACTGATGGACACCCTTCCCAACATTTCACTACTTGAGCGCCTAGCTATTTGGGTGCTATGCCGCAGCCCGCGGGTAAGCCTGCTGGTGGTGAAGGATAAGTTCTGGCCGGACGTGTTCTTTGCCGCAGACATCACCGACCCGGCGGCTGCATTCGTTGCCGACGGCATGAACGAACCTGATCCACCGAGCATGGTGCTAGAGCGGTTGTATCACATGCCGTCACACGGCGAACGCGAATGATTTCGCTGCACGCTGGCCGTCTGCTGTTGAGCTGTGAACGGGCGAGCCAGACGTGGCACGCGCACATTATTCTCGGCCCCAAGCCCGAGCATCAGTTGGTGGCTGATACCGGCACCGTTGACCTGCGGCAAGCAATGGAGCGCGGGCAAAACCTCTACACCGCGTTCCGTGCCAAAGCGCGGCCAGTCGAGGTCGAAACGAAGGTGATGTGCTGGGATTGCATCCACTGGACACCAGGCGGCCGCGGCCGGTGTGAGATGGACATCCCCGAATCCCGCCAAACTGGGGGAAGATTTGCGCCGTCCTGCGCGGTGTTTACACCATGCAAGAACCCATCGTGATCAGCCGGCTGGAGCGTGACGGCGGCGCCATCGAGACGCTGGAGCCTGCTGTTGGCGGAGAGCTGTACTACCGGACTTGCACGGCTGGCATTTGCCGCTACAGCTCAGATTTTTGGCAAGCGATGCTCTACGCCGAGCAGATGGTGGGCCGCTAGGCTAAGCCTGCTCCTAGTCACAGCTTGCAATGAGCAGTAACAGCAAAAGGGCACGAAAACCTGTTGTCGTGCAAGGCGTCAGCTTCCCAAGCCTTGAAGCGGCTGCTAGGCATTACGGCAAGCCAGCCAAGCTGTTTAGAAAACGGATGTTTTGCAGCGGCTTAACGCCTGAGCAGGCGCTTGAGCTGGAGCCGTTTCCTAATTGGTTTGTTCCAGGCAAGGGGCAGCTTGCCCGCGCACGAGGAGATCAGCGCAGAGCGAGTGAGCGACAAACGGGTTTGCGCCGTTGCGGCAAATGTGGTGAGCATTGGCCTTTTGATCAATTCAGTCGCCAAAAAGGGGAGAAGCTTAGCGGCAGGTGCAAACAATGCACATCAGCCGCTTTGATCAAGACGCGCTACGGGCTGGAGGTGGACGCTTTCAACAAGCTGGCGGAGGGGCAGTCTTGGCGCTGCGCCATTTGTCGCTGTCGGCTCAACATCCAAAAAGGCACTTCCTACCGGGATAGGACCGCAGCCGTTGACCATTGCCACGCGACTGGGGCAGTGAGGGGGCTGCTATGCAATTGCTGCAACACGGGGCTAGGAAGTTTTGCAGACAACATTGGCCGCCTAGAGGCAGCAATTAGCTACCTTCGCAAACCCAGCGCTCAATTGCTTCTTCTTTCACAAAGCTCCAAAAGTCCTGTCGCCTAAACCATTCCCGCCACTCTCGATGGCCTTTTTGAGAATTGCACATCAGGCAACAGGAGATTGTATTGGACCGTTGCTGTCCTCCGCCCTTTGCTCGTGGCACCACATGGTCCAACGTTGGGCTCCTGCCAAGCGCTTCACCGCAATAGGCGCATTGATAGTTCCACGCGAGATGGATCTGGTCACGGGCAGAGCGCCTAGTGACCAGCCGCGTCTCATCAATGTGGTGCTTGTCCACCATCTTGGCCAGGCAACAGGAAGGCGGAAACGTCGAGATCAACGATGTCGTCGTCGCTGGGAATGAACTCAGCCAGTTGGCTGTAGATGTCGGCTGGCAGCTCAGAGGGATCGGTTGCGGATCGGACGATCAGCTTGGCGTTGATCTCGACCAGGTACGCCCGCACTGGCAGAAGCCCGGCTGAGCTAACGGTAGCGGGTGCGACCCAATCGCCCGTGTTACGGATTGTCAACTGGCCGACCCGTCGCCGCCGTATGCGTTGCGGGCGGTGTATAGTTCACACA